TATCATTTACTAGCTGCCTGAATCTCTCGGCAAATGCTGGATCTTTATCTAATTTAGCCATAGTGATATTTTGCGGTATATCACGATGCCAATCAGTTGTTATATTTAGTTGCATATTAGTCACAATCGGTTACTATATAAGGCATGGATAAATTAATAGCATTTTTTAACGGTAATCAGGCAGCTTTAGCTAGAGCTTTAGGTGTTAAGCCGAATTACATTTCTATGTTAAAAAACAAACATAGGCAAATGGGTGATGATCTGGTTTTTAAAGCCGAAGAGCTAACAGGCATTCATCGCTCAATTATTCGCCCCGACAGATTTGGAAAATAAACATGGCTAGAGACATTACGACATCGGTCAGGCTCGACGAAATGCTCGATAAATTTATGACAAAGATGGCAAAGAATGATCGGCGTACAAAAGCAACTTTGTTCTACATCATTATTGAAGATTACGCCAAAGATCATGACTTCACCGAATGGTTAGAGGAAAACAGTAAACCTAGGATACCGAACAAGTCCTTTGATTAGAAGTCTCTAACGTACTAAACAAGCATCATTAGTATTAATACGTATAAGACATTGAACTTTTTGAAAGTAGTAAAAAGCCCCTAACCAGGCAAAAGCATAAAGTCACGCAGCACTATAGTTTTATGACCCTTATCTGGGGTTGACCTGCACGAAACTAGATAGATAGCGAAATACGAGACGGGGATAGGCCGACCGTGGGAAGTGAGACTCCCGACACACACCGCCAAGTGAGACTGTCAAAGGATGACGAAGGGTTTGGATGCTCCCCTGCTAATCACATACTAGCAAAAGCATCGAGTGCAAAATCTCGTAAATTGGACAAATGGGCTACTCGGCCTTGAAACAGTAACATCTTAGTGTCGTGTCACATACGGTCACATATAGCCGAATTACACCTAGAAACCAGAGTAAAGAAAAGTAAGTAGATAGACAAAAAAAAGCCGGTCAATCCCGCAAAGAAGTAACCGGCTAATCCTTAAAACAAGTGGAATTATATCATGGAACTAAGAGACTACCAAAACCAGATTATAAGCGATACCCGCAAATCCTACGGCAAATACAATAGACGCATTATCTTACAAATGCACGTAGGGGCAGGGAAAACAGTCGTAGCAGCAGAGATAGCAAGATCAACAGTTAGTCAGTTTAAGAGAGTGTTGTTTTTAGTACCGCGCAGGCAGTTAGCTTACCAAGCAGTGCAAACATTTACGAATTACGGCATCAATACTGGATTGATTATGGCAGGCGAAAAGCCGTTCGGTATGCCACTACTTCAGGTGGGTAGCTTTGACACGATCACTACACGGGTTAAGTCTGGCGCAATGACGTTACCAGCTGCTGAAGTAGTGATGGTTGATGAAGCTCATGCCTGCTTTAGCAAGGCTAGATTAGAATTTTTAAGTAATTACCCGTTAGTTATAGGTATTACAGCAACACCCGCAATGGCTAATGGAAAAGGTATGGGCACATTTTATACCGATATAGTCGAAGGCTTACCCATGACTGACATGGTAGATCAAGGCTATTTAGTTCCGATGCGATATTACGGTGCAGAAGCGCCTGACTTAGCTAAAGCGAAACTTAATGCCGATGGTGATTACCAAGAAAAAGACTTAGCTGAAGCCAGTGATAAGCCTGAATTGATAGGCGCTATCTATGACAACTATAAGCGCATTGCTGGTGATAGAACGACTTTGATATTTGCAGTCAACTGCAAGCATGCACAGCACATCCATGATGAGTTTAATAGGCATGGCGTGAGTGCTGACTATATTGATGCAAATACATCGACAGAAGAACGTGAAGAAATTAAGAATCGCGTTATGTCAGGTCAAGTAAAAGTCATAGTAAACATAGGTGTACTAGCCTTTGGTACGGACTGGCCTGTTATCTCATGTGTGATTATCGCCAGGGTAACTAGAAACATATCGAGCTGGATACAGATGATCGGTAGAGGTTCACGCTTACATCCGAATAAAAAAGATTGCCTGGTTATTTATCACGGTGACAACTTTGATGAGCTTGGTCGCATTGATGATGCTATTGAGTGGTCGCTAGATGATAAAAGCACCGTTAGAGAACGTAAGGAAGCCGCTAAAAAAGAGGCTAAAGAGCCGAAAGATATTAAGTGCAAGTGTGGTTATGTCTTTAGATCATCACGCATCTGCCCTGCTTGTGGTTTAGCAATGATACAAAAAGGCGAGGCTATCCCGTTTCATGAGGCCGATCTTAAAGAATTAGTAGCAGTAAAGAAGCCAACACCAGCGATTAAAGCCGACTGGTACGCACAGCTCCTATATATAAGTAGGGCTAAAGGTTATCAAGACGGCTGGGCAGCTAATAAGTTCCACGATAAATTTAAGGAATGGCCCAGTAAAAAGCACGGCGTTATGCCTGCCACTCCTTCTGAAGAAGTATTAGGTTTTATGCACCACCTACGTATCAAACATGCTAAGGCGGCAGCATGAAAGCCGATCTTAAAACTGAATGCGTAGGTCGTTGGGCGCCAATTTTGACAAATTTAGGCATAAACGCACAGATTTTCAACGGAAAGCATCAGCCTTGCCCATTTTGCCAGGGTAAAGACAGAGCTAGATGGGATAGAAATAAGGAGTTTTTCATTTGCGGTCAATGCGGAAGTAAGCAGCCGATTGATATGGCAATCGAATTTACCGGATTGTCATTTAAAGACACAGCAAAACTAATTAGGCCGAACATTATGAGCGCACAACTGAAAGTCGTTAAGCCCGTCGACACCCAACAAGCCGAAGATCGGATTAAGCGCATCCATGCAGGACTAAAACGTATTACACCGGAGTCAATCGTAGCGTTGTACTTAGCTAAGCGCGGTATCACGGTATTGCCTGAACAAGATTGCTATCAGCATAACAGTGTTGAATATTGGAATGAAGGCGTTAAGTCGCTACATCCTGCGATGGTATCTGTATTTAGAACACCAACAGGCGAAGTATCAACCTATCATATTACTTATTTAAGCAATGACGGCACTAAGGCTGAGGTAACTACGCCTAGAAAGATACTGCCAGTTATTAAACCATTGGTAGGGGCAGCAGTAAGACTCGCTAAGGTCGATGACATTATGGCAATAGCTGAGGGTATAGAGACAGCATTAAGCGTTACATCAGATACAGGCTTGCAATGCTGGGCAGCAGGATCTGCTAGCAATATGAAAGCGGTTGTGATTCCTGAATCAGTTAAGACAGTTTGGATTTATGCAGACAGTGATGACAGTTTTACCGGGCAAGCCGCAGCTTATGAATTGGCTAATCGATTGAAAGTACGTGAAGGCAAGATAGTTAGAGTCGTCAATCTGATCGATAAGCAATTGGTTGAGGATTACGGCGTGAGCTATGACTATTGTGATTACAACATATTAAAAGCAAATGGCTGACTGAAAATGACTGAATTTATAGCAGAAATAGAGGGAATATACGGGCAGTCTAAAGCTAAAGCGATACAGCTCAATGGCAAGGTAGTGCTGCACGAAGGTAAGTTCGATAAAGCTAAGGATATGGCGGTAAAGATTATAGGTAAGCGCTGGTGAAAGTCACTTTCAAGATAGATGAACGCACAGCTTTTCATGCTCAAAAAACCATAGGTGATCTACCGACGGATGGCAGCATGGAAGTCGTCATTCAAAAGCACGTTAAAAAGCGCACGGGTGGGCAGAACCGATATCAGTGGAAAGCCATACTCGGTGACATATCAAGACAAGTGCGCATTGATGGTAAAGGTTTTACGCCTGCTGTATGGCATGAGCATCTTAAGTCTATGTTCTTACCAGATGCAGCTGATGATGAATTAACCGTGCCGGCATATGTGAAATGGCAAGAAATGCCAGACGGATCGCTAAAGATGGTGGGTAGCACTACGAAACTTACTACCAAAGGTATGAGTATGTATTTCGAACAACTCTATGCCTATGCTTGTACAGAGCTTGATGTCAGGTTTACGGCTAATGTCTAAGCCAGCAACAGCTCAACAAAAACGCTGGTTTGATCGAGTCGCTAATCTTGGTTGTTTGATATGCCGTAGCCCTGCAATCATCCATCACATAGAAACCTATATGGGTGGAGGCCGTGACCATGACAAGGTTATTCCTTTGTGTCCACGTCATCATCAATACGGCGGTGAGGGTGTATCGCTGCATGACAATAAAACTATCTGGCAGTCTATCTATGGGACTGAGCAAGAGTTGCTGGATAAGGTAAAGGGATTACTTAAATCATGATTATTGAATTTGATAAACCAGACAAAAGCTTATCGCCGAACAATAAGAATGGTAAGAGCTACCACGCTTATAAGTCGGCTAAAGACAAGGCACATGCAAACGCTAGACATATAACTTTGGCTGTTATGGCAGGGATGGGTAGACCAGAGTTAATACCAAGTACGTTACGCATAACTTTCATTCACCCAACCCGCCGAAACTACGATCTTGATAACTCTTTAGCCTCATGCAAGGCACATATTGACGGCATGAGCCAAGCACTAGGTATAGATGATGGCTGTTTTACAACGATGATACTAACGAAAGAATATCAAAAAGGTGTAAGCAAAATGGTGTTTGAACTATGAGCCTAGATGTAGTTATTTATTTCGGATCGATTATGTTAATGCTGTGGGTATGGCTTGAGGCGGCTAGATGGTAGTTGACCAGGCAATAGTTATTGTAGTTTTTTTAATGGTAACAAATGGGATTCATGTATGGGAGTTAATAGAATGGCATTAATAGAATTAAGCAAGTCTGACGTAGTAGAGATTTTAAAAACATTGAGTCGCATCGACGGCTATTTAATGAGCTGTCATGATTCGTATGCTATCTCAGAGTTATTGGACTGGCCGGTAGAGACGCTAACTAAAAAGTTACTAGGAGAGCAGGCAGATGTTCTTTATTAAAGACGCGCTTGTTAAGTTGATTGTTTTACTACTTCTCATTATTGCCTTGCCCGCCATTATATGGGTAACGATTACTGGGACTGATGAAAAAAAATGACTAAAGAACCTATAGATTACGATCTTGAGTATCTTTATAAGCAATGCAAGATCATGAGGCTAAAGTTACCGACTGACGATCAAGAGGATGCCTATATAGCTCAGGTCAATAACTTATTTAATCACAAAATAAATATCATTTCTGCACGTATTAAAGCTTTTACTGAAATCATGCTAAACACAAGGGTAATGTAAATGGATATCAACGCGCTATCGAACTACGCAACAGATCGACAGAAAGAAATTTTAAGCGCTATAAAATCCGAAGGTACAGAGAAAAAAGCAGGGCTTAAATTAGGGATACATCACACTACAGTTAATAAAGCTTACAAAGCCGTCAAGTATAAAGCAGCGATGCAAGGCTGGAGTCCAAGCCATGATTTAGTCCATCCTTTACCAGATGGCCTGAAATTAAGAGGGACTTCTACTTTATACGATATGGAGACAGGGGCCGCTAAAATTCAATGGGTTAAGTCCTCAGCTGACAAAGAACGTCAAGAGGCTATATTTTTAGAGGCTTTAGAGGGATTTGCAGAAGCGATACCTAGAGCTAAACCCGTTCAGCAACACCTAATAACAGATGATAGTCTTTTGGCGTGCTATCCAGTAGGCGATCATCATTTCGGCATGTTGTCCTGGCATGAAGAGACGGGCGATGATTACGATTTATCTATAGCAGAAAACTTACTAAGAAGCTCAATCGATTATCTCATCGACTCAGCACCACAAGCTGAAACAGGGTTAATTGCAATCCTTGGCGACTTTATGCACTACGACAGTTTTGAGGCTGTCACTCCTGCACACAAGAATTTACTCGACGCAGATAGCCGGTTCCCAAAAATGGTTAGAGCTGCTATCAAAACACTCAGATATATGATTGCTCAATGCTTACTAAAGCATCAAAAGGTTCATGTCATTATCGAGATAGGCAACCATGACCCCTCAAGCTCAATCTTCCTAATGGAATGTTTCCATAATCTATATGAGCATGAACCCCGCGTCACTATAGATCGTTCACCATCACACTTTCATTATTATCGATTCGGTAAGGTCTTAATCGGCACTCATCATGGCGACAAAGTTAAGAGTGAAAAGTTGCCGATGATTATGGCAACAGATAGATCTAAAGACTGGGGCGATACAGAGTTTAGGTATTGGTGGACCGGACATATCCATCATGATTCAGTCAAAGAGTTCACAGGATGCAAGACAGAGAGTTTTAGGGTACTAGCGCCACTCGATGCTTATGCAGCTAATGCAGGGTACCGATCTGGTAGGGATATGAAAGCAATCATTATGCACAAAGACTTCGGTGAAGTTGGAAGGCACATCGTTAATCCACAAATGTTAGGAATAATATGAACAATCAAATTGATAACATCAACCATCCAGCTCATTACACTCAAAGTGCGATTCAACCTATAGAAGTTATAGGAGCATGGAAGCTATCTTACTGTCTTGGTAACACGATCAAATACATTTCAAGGGCAGATCATAAAGGTAACAAGCTAGAGGATTTACAGAAAGCTCGATGGTATCTCAATAAGGAGCTAGAAGAGCTTGAAAGGAATCGATAGTGCGGAAGATATGGCTTAGACAGAGTATGGTTGAATCATGATATTAAATCCAAGACAGAGCCGTTTTGTTGAAGAATACTTAATAGACTTGAATGCGACTCAAGCGGCTATTAGAGCAGGCTACTCTGCTAGGACTGCAAATAAGACTGGCCCTAGGTTGATGGTGAATGTTGGTATACAAAATTCGATAGCAGAATTACAAGCAGAACGATCTGAAGCAGTAGGTTTGACGGTTGAAAAGATATTGAATGATATTGATTTAATCATGCAAAACTCAATGATTACTGATGAGTCTGGCAAGATGATTAATTCTGCTGCTGCACTTAAAGCCTGTGAATTGCTAGGCAAGTATAAAAAGATGTTTGTAGACAAGATCGAGCATTCAGGAGGCCAGACCTTGCAAGTCATTACGGGCGTCAATGCAGCCGATTAGACTGAACTATTATCCCAGAGACTGGCAGAGAGAGTGTCATTCAAATCGTAGGCGTTTCACAGTATTGGCGTTACATCGTCGTGCCGGTAAGACTGAGCTTGCTATCATGGAGATACTCGATGCTGCTATGCGCTTTGACAAAGAGATGGGACAGTTCTTCTATGTCGCTCCGTTTTTAAAGCAAGCCAAAGCGATTGCCTGGTCACGGCTTAAGCAGAAGGTTTCGCCCTTAGTGCCTCATGGTGCTGTCATTATTAATGAATCAGAGCTATCAGTGCAGATTGTTGCTAACAACTGTCTTATTCGTATTTTTGGTGGTGATAATCCTGATGCGATGCGTGGAGTTAGACTTGATGGCATTGTCATTGATGAGGTGGCACAGATTAAGCCAGAGGTTTGGCAAGACATTATTCAGCCTGCATTATCAGATAGGCTAGGCTGGGCGCTGTTCATTGGTACACCAAGTGGGATCAATCTATTCAGTGAGCTTTATTTTAGAGCTGACAGCTATGATGATTGGTATTCAGCTAGATACACCGTTTACGACACTCATTCACTCGATGAGGCCGAGGTTGAAAGGTTACGCCGAGATATGGCTGAGACTTCATTCGCTAGAGAGTATCTATGTGACTTTACTGCAGCTGGTGACAATCAACTAATGTCATTGTCTGATGTTGAAGCGGGGGCGACTCGGACAATACCGGATAGAGATATTGTCTATGCCCCTAAGATACTAGGCGTCGATCCTGCCCGTTTTGGTGATGATCGATCAGTCATCTTTATGCGTCAAGGGTTGTCAACTTATAAGCCCATCATTCTGCGTGGCATAGACAATATGGCATTGGCTCAACGGGTAGCCTCTGAAATCATGGAGCATAACCCTGATGCTGTGTTTATCGATGCCGGTGCTGGTTCTGGTGTCATCGACAGACTTAGGCAGCTTGGACACGAGGTAACAGAGGTAGCCTTTGCCGGCAAACCTACTGATGGTCGCTATCTTAATAAGCGTGCTGAAATATGGTGCGAGTTAAGAGACTGGCTTACTGGTGGGGGCTGTATACCAAACGATCAAGGTCTTAAGCAGGACTTAGCATCACCGACTTACTTTTATAACTCTGCCGGGAAGATTCAATTAGAGTCTAAAGATGAGATTAAGAAGCGCGGCCTACCCTCCCCTGATATTGGCGATGCTTTAGCACTAACCTTCTCATTTCCTGTAGTCCCCAAATCATCTTCACATCATTCCAGTAACAGACCGCGCACGGACGCTATGCGTGGACATGATCCCTTTGCGAGTAGAACTCAATGATAAAATGGCTCAGAGCTTCACACTGTGCAGTACCCTTGTCTTATCCATGCTTGATGATGCTAGAGTCTGGCGATTCAGTTATTGGCATATTCACACCAGACTTAAAAGTAATAGCCTGGACCGTCGTCAATATACCAGAATGGCTAATGCTAAAGACGGGCGCAGGATCTGGCAGAGCCTGTGGCGAGAACCATCCGAAAGCTACACTATCAGATGATGACTGTGCAACTATAAGAGCGGCTTATGATACTGGATCGTTTAGCTATCAACAGTTAGCTGAAAAGTTTGAATGTTCTAAGTCGACTATTCGCGACATTATCAAAGAACGCACTCGATTTAGTGAGCGCTTACATAAGTAGTCCGTGCGGATGATAGCCGATTGACACGTTAGACTCTCATTAACTTTAAAAGTGAGATTCGACTATGTGTTCATCAGCTCCTAGCATACCAGCACCAGCGCCGCCACCACCACCACCTCAATTAGCTCATGCGCCCGATGTTAAGGCTGTTGTAGCTGATGTAGGTACTCAGAACGTAGCTCAAGGTGGAGGCGGTGTAACTACTACTCTATTAACTGGCGGTCAAGGTGATCCAGTTGCTGCCGGTACTTTAGCTAAAAAGACTCTGCTAGGCGCATAAGTGTCAGAAGAAATTAAGCTACTTAATAGCCGATGGAGCGCCCTTAAAATGGAGCGCTCGACTTGGTTACAGCACTGGTCGGATGTGAGTCGAAACTTACTACCGGTCAATGGCCGCTATTTCATAGGCGATAGAAACAAGGGCTTTAAACGACACAATACTATTTATGATTCAACTGGCACTAGGGCGCTTAGAGTCTTAGCTGCTGGCATGATGTCGGGCATGACATCGCCATCAAGACCTTGGTTTAGGTTATCTGTTACCGATACAGACTTGATGGAGTTTCAGCCGGTTAAAATATGGCTGAATGCTGTATCAGATCAAGTCAGTGATGTGCTGGCTAAATCAAACTGTTACCGCGTCTTACATTCAATGTATGAAGAGTTGGGCGCATTTGGTACAGCCTCTGCTTTAATCGCTGAAGATTATAACAATGTTATCCATCTACATCCTTTCACTATTGGTGAGTATGCCATCACGACAGACTGGAAGGGTGAGGTTAATACTTTATATAGAGAGTTTGACAAGACGGTCGCTGAGATCGTTGGAGAGTTTGGCTTAGAGAATTGCTCAAGTGTCGTGAAGTCTGCCTATCAGCGCGGCAGTCTGGATCAGTGGGTGACATTGATTCACGCTATCGAGCCAAGATCCGATCGAGATCAGTCTAAGAAAGACAATCTTAATATGCCGTTTAAGTCGGTGTACTTCGAACGTAATGCCGGTGATAAGAAGGTTCTACGTGAATCAGGTTATCAGACATTCCCTTGCGTATCACCTCGATGGACTACAGTTGGTGGCGATATCTATGGTGTTTCCCCAGGCATGGAAGCTCTAGGCGACATTAAACAGTTACAAGCACAGCAGTTCA